GCCATAAATGAGAATCCACTCCGTCTGTTCTTAAGATAGCACATTCCGTAGCTTCTTGTATCGGCTTTACAGGCTTCCCAAAATATAAAGAAGAGTCTGTTTGCTTCACGGTAGTCGGGATTACCGACATCAATCTTACTCCACTGCAAGTACATGTAATGAGTCCCAGTGATATAAGTAGGAGTCCCCTTGTTATAAAACCAGTAACCGCCATCACGCCTGTTGAATTCTTCATCAATGTATCCCTCCCAATTGCTCTTAAACTCATCTGGATAGGTTTGCCAATCAAATATACTCTTGATTCTTTTAAGCTCTTTAGGATACTCCTGAACAGCCCATTTATCTAAGCCTTTAGTTAATCCTTTCGGTGCTGGCGGCAATGCTATACACAAGTTTTGCACTTCTAGTATTTGCCCTATCTGCCCAGTCTTACTGATAACAACTATATCGTGTTCCTTGTTGTAACCATATTTCCAAGACTTGGATCTATTTAATCTGCTGATTGTTGTAAGCTTTACAGGCTCAACAACTTTTACTAGGCTTTGCTCATACATTACCTAGATCTTTTTTCAGCAAACCCTGAGAATGTTTTCTTTTCTTTTTCTTCTTTCGGTTTGTTCTCAAGTATGCGCTCTTCCTCTTCGATGCGAGTAAGTATTTCAAACGCGTCAAAGATTGCTAGCTTTTTAGTCGCAGCAGCATTTTTTAAGCGGTCAGCAGAAACATCATCTTCCGTATTGGTAATGATTTTTTCTTGCGCAACCTTTATAAGTTCCTCAACTGCTTTGCGACCAGCTAGGATTATATTCTTTTTCGCTTGCTTGGTGTCCATACTTGATTGTAATTCGATTTGCGGGAACACGGTAAACCTTCTCCCCTTCAATATTAAATTCGTATTCTGTACCAGGTGTGAACCCTATAAGCTCTCCACTTTCAAACCCTTCGTAAGCGTATTTAACTTTTCCTATCAAAGGAAGTTCGTTATGTTCGGAAAACATACGCTCGTCTAACATAGGCTTAACGAATATGAAACCCGCTACAGGTTTCCATTCTCCATCACGTTTAAACGCATATATCTGATCAGGGTATACAAAGTACTTATCCTCTTCGTAATATGAGCGGCTGTTCTTTTCAGCGCCTCTTACATCTCTAAATCTTCTAAAGACGTTATGATGAACAATAACTTCATCACCAGGAAGCAACCCTAAATCGTTTACTTTGGGTATAGCTTTGACTACTCCGTGTCTGCTAGTATAAAGATGGTTTTGTAATTCTGTATTTAACAACAGTGTTACACCATTTATTTCTTTTTCTGATGTGGTTCTCTTAGCATACGGAGATACCATAAAGTTGTATATGCTTTGCATTACCACTTAAGATCATATTCAATAGAGATAGCCATGTTCTTATTAAAGTCTTTCCACGGCATTACCAAATCTCCTTTTTGAATATAGACAGAGTACTTATCTTCCTCTTCTAATATGTTAACTATAGTATGACCGCCATACACTTCCTGTCCAACAGAATAGTGCATGGCGTCATTTTTATAGTCCTTGCCAATACTAAGCTTCCTTATTATCTGCATCATTAGGAGTGATAGCCCCATCTTGTAAGTTGATACTTACGTCTCCATAAGTTTTTTCTAGATCAGCTTGTACCTCAGCTAGCTTAGTGCGCAATGCTTTAACATTATCCATAAGCTCGTTCTTTTGCATTTCCGATGCACCAATTTGCATTTGAATCTGCTGTAGAGCGTTAACGTACTTTTGTACTTCAGTTAGCTCGTCTGCTGTGATTGCTTTAGCAACCGCTTCTTTCTTCTTTCCCATTTGATTTAATTTAATTTAATTGTTTTATTTTAAAATTAGCAGTTCCATCTACGGCGTGCTGCTCTACCACGTTCACTTGTCCAGCTTTTTGAGCGAGCGCAACATGCTTTACGGCGCTTTGCGGCCTTGCTTCCTGCCTTTAACTTTGAAGGCGGAGTAGTTACTGCTGTCTGCAATTTACTACCTGGATTGTTCTTTTTATAATTTTTAACGCCTTTTTCTGTCATTCCGCCACCAGCGGCAGCACCTGTAGCACTTGCCGAACGAACTTCGTTATAGTTTCCTTCTGATTTTTTACGTGATGGGGCGTCGCCTTTCGCTTTGAAAGGTGAGTTGTGTTGTACGTATGCCATGCTATTTACCTTTAAAGTATCCTTTTTTCATCGCGCTGCTAGGTTTAATACCTACATTGCTTTTATAACGCATTGCTGCTGCAGATTTTACTTTTTTAGTTTTTACATCTACCTTAGCATCCGGCGAAGTTATTGCGTTATTCGCAAGTGCAGTTTGTCCCTCAGTTGTACTAAGGTCTGCTGTATTAATGTTTCTAGCTGTATTATTAACTTCTTCTCCACGCATTGCAGCTTGATCAAATTGACTTTGCTGTGCGTCTGTGCTATAAACTGTATTTGCTTCTTTATTTAAACCACGTGAAGCATCATATAAGGTTTGTTGCTTATCGTCAAGGTTATCCCCTTTCATAATATTACGCTTCAATCGTTTAGAATCTGCGTAGCTCATGCCATCATCACGGCGAGCTCTTCTTGAAGCCTCGTTAGCATTGCGTCGTAGATCGCGTTTAGCTTCATTACGCGAAAAGCGTTCGCTTTGGCGGGCAGTGCGCATGTTAAACCGATTTTCCCAAGGCGTAATAGCCGTAGTCTTATCTCGTATTTGGGGAGTATACTGTTCTTTTTCAGTAGTTGTTACAGGATCACCTTTTGTTACAATAGTTTCTGTTGTTGCGGCTTCTCTAACACCATCATTAACTTCTCTTGCATGGCGCTTTGCTTTTTGCTCGGGCGTTTCGTTGGCTAAATATTTTTTCCAAGCTTCATTGCTCATCTTTTTGCCACTATAGCCACTTCCTATGACTTTACCAGGCTTAGAAACTTCTGTAGTAATGTCTTCACCAGCCGATGTAGACGTGGTGGTCGTTCCTAAAGTTACTTCATCTGTTTGCTTTAATGGCGACTTAGCTTTTTGTGTAATTGGTTTTCTCATTATACTTCTGAATTTTCTTCTGATTCTTTATCTTGCTCTCCGCTGCTATTTTCATTTAAGTTTTCAGCCTCAGGCTCTTTTTCCTCGCTGTAAAACTTAGAAAATTGTGGAGATACATCATTAAATGCTTCACTGTTGCCAAGAGCAGCCGCACCAGCCACAAGAGTTGTGTTCATTTGTAAGGGCGAAGCCTTTTTAGTAATGGGGGTCGCGGAAGAATTTCCTTGTCGGGTAGCCGATTCTGCCGAATTATACAACCCCCATAAATCTTTTTTCATTTTAAAACTCATACCTAACTGTTTTTATACGCTTCAGTTTCCCACTCAAGCTCTTGGGCACCTTCTTGCATATCAGCTCTTCTATAAACTCTAGCAGGTGATCGTGTATCTTTTTTCCAGATTACGCTATCTTCAGTATAATCTAAACGGTTTTGGTGCATTTGATTTAAATGCACTTTCTCATGTTCAACCGCTTCCTCTTTTTGCTTTGGTGATAACCCCTTATCAATAAAAATAGTTCCGTCACGATTAGCCTCCGCCATCACTTGACCACCTAAATCTTTTTCAAATACAGGTGCATCAAATGTTGAGGTTTGCTCATCGTAACCGAACAGGGTACTTTTATCCTTAAGCTTAAATGGCATTAGCAGTCACACTTACCCATGCAACCACAGTCTCCTGCGTTGGTAAAGTTTACGTGCTTTTCTTTAGCGCTAGTTGCTGGAGCAGGCTTATAATTAGCTAATGCGCGCTTTGTAATAGGTTCTAAGTGATTTTTCATCGTTCTTTGTCTTTAATCATATCGTCTATAGCTTTGTTATAGACTTTATCAGTATAACTCTTGTTCTTGTAAAATTTGCTTGATCTACCGATTGGTAAATCTTCTTCCCCAAGCATAACTCGATACATGCGTGTAATCAAGCGTTTAGCTTTGGGTGATGTTGTGAAAACACTGTATTTGATTGTAGTCCTATTCCGATGACGCCAGACATCAATCCAGCCATCATTTCTAAGTCTTTCCCAGCGGTTTTTATCCCATGCATAGGTGTATGACCCTTCTATAAAATCATTACGCGTAAAACGCTCTTTGCAATCAAGATATATCAGCAGCTCTAGGTCAGCATCTAATATATCGTAAGTCTTACAGGCCCATTTCCTAACGAGCCTGTAATACTTAAACAAATTCATATCGCGTAAATCCGCGGGTGTTAGTCTCATTCTACAATAACAACGTCGCCTACGGTAATTACATGAAATAAATCTTCATTCCATTCTATACCATGTCCAGCGTGCTTATCGTATCTAATTGTATCACCAACTTCAACGCCGATTACTAATGGTCCGCAGCTAATAACTTCAGCTTTTAAATACCTAACGTCACTATTCTGCTTTTCAGTTAATTCAAGGCCGGCAACCTTTTTGACTGCCTCCTTGATTTTCTT